GCCACCGCCCAGTCGAGTGCAAGTCCGGTTAATTCATTGATTAATTGCTGGTTGTTCATTGGGGCACCTCTAAATCGTTCCAGATGGCGGTTAGTAGGTTCTTGAGTTGGCGGTGTGCTTTCTCTTGGCGAGCGGTCGATACCATGCGGGCCAGCTGCTGGCGCTGGTGGCCGATCCCCATGCCTTGAAGGGGTCGGTATATCTCAGCAAAGCTTTCGGCTGCGAGCGGGTCGGCTAGGATTGGCTCGCAATAATCGCGGCCAGCCAGCATCACAAGGCGGCTGTAGTGGTGGGTTCTGGATAGGCTCCAAAGCTTCAAGGCTTGCCGTGCGCCCCAGGCGCTCTTGTGCGAGAGTCTTTGGTCGTAGGGGTCAATAGTCTTGGATGGATCAAGTAGGCCGTGCTTGGCGCTCAGGATCATCCAATCATCACCGGTTGCCAGGGCGTAAGCTTTGGCAAGCTGGAACAGTTGGCCGGTGTAGAGTTCACCAGCTGGTGCAGCGTGCGGTAATTTCGCGGCGCTGCAGGCGATTAAGATGAGGGTTTTCATGGTGTCACATCCCAAAGTTGGCAACGGTTAGCGCGAGTAGAATCCAGAAGGCGGCAAAAATTAGATTGTCGAACATGGTTGCGCTCCGTGGTCGATTTCAAATTGATAGTCCTCGAACCAGTCATCGAGCCATTGTGTGGCGGTGGCATGGGCTCCAGCCCAGTCAATCACGGTTTCATCGTCGGCCAGTCCGAAGGCGCTTACCAGGACAGTGGCAAAGCGTTTGCCGTTACCGATAAACAGAACAGCCTCGTCCACGGCCTCAACGGCCTCGATGATGGCGGCTGAGTCCATGCTGCGGACTAGGTCGAGTTCATCGCCTCCACCGTCAACGGATATGAGGAAACCAGCAGCCAGGGCTCGTTCGATAAGGTGTTGATATGCTTTCATGTTGTGTGCTCCTAAGCTGCAAAACGAGGAAGGCGGCGAATCCAGGCATCGCCTCGAGTGTGGGTTTCGACAATGCGATAGGCAATGCCTGCTTTGCGGAGTGCTGAAACAAAGCGCGGGCCATCGCAGTCCTCCTCGAGCCAAATCAGGTCATTGTCCTGGTAAGAGTAGTTCGAGATATGCTCGAGCAAGTCTAGGCGTGCGAGTGTTGCGCGGTCGGCACTAATCCAGCCGTGTCCAGGGTCTTGTACATAATCCAAGGTAATCATGAGGAAACCTCCAAGGGGTGATTGAACTAAAGGGAACTACTAGTAGTTCAACGGTTGACAATGACAATAGGTTGACCACTTGTCGACCTATTGTCAGAGAATATGACCTTTCATCGGTTGCCAATAAAGGGGATTTTGGGGTATGGTTCGCCAGTCGTTCACCAGTGAGGGTCGGAGATGAGCCAGCTGCCAGCAAGCGCAGTGAAACAGTTAGCCAGGGGCGTGCCAGCCGATAAGGTGCTGCTGCCTGAAATAGACTTAACACCCAAACAACGGCAATTTGTTCGGGCAATGGCAGAAGGCGCAAGCAAGCGAGATGCGTACTTACAAGCCTATGAAACAAACGGCGATGCTAGGCGAGCAGCCGAACAAGCCTGGGCAGTGGCAAATAACCGCAAAGTCACCAAAGCGCTCGAGCAGCAGAAGGCAGTTGAAAGGTTGAGGTATTCGCAGAACCCCGATCAAATCCGTTCTTTCGTGATCGATAGCCTCCAGCATGAGGCGAAAACAGCCCAAAAACCCAATGATAGGCTCCGGGCTTTAGAGCTCTTGGGCAAGCTTGCTGACGTTGCCGCTTTCGAGACTCGCTCGGTCGTGACGCACCAGAAGGCGGACACGCGCTCGGCGCTGCGTTCGAAGTTGGAACGGCTAGCGGCCATCGACGTGGAGGCTAGGGAGACCCCCACCGTAGGGGGGGAGGGTCAAAGTGACGGGCATCTGGGGGGCGACACTACGTCCATTAATCCCCACCAACAATCTCAAGATTTCCAACAATCCGAGCTGTCATACCAGTATGACACCACCCCCCTTGAAAGTGAGAGTCAGGATAGTGGGGAGGAGGTTCCACAGGAAGTGGCCCCACATGAAAAAGGTTTGGGTTCCCATACGAAGAAAGATAAAAAGGAGAAGCCTATATGGAAAGATCCTAAGCGTTGGTATAAGGAGCATATAGGTGAGATTGAGATGGAGGATCTTTTGCCGAGGGAAGAGGCGAGGGATCGTATACAACAGAGGTTGAAGGAATGACGCCCGCGCAGAAGAATGTTTATCGGGTGATTAAGGAGTGGTGGGATATTTATAAGTTTGGTCCCACCTATGATGACATTCGGTTTTGTTTGATGCACGAGAGTAAGTCATCGGTATGGAAGACGGTGAATAGGTTGGTGAAGAAGGGGTATTTGAAGAGGACGCCTGGGATGTCTCGGAGTATTACGGTGACGAAGAAGAATCCTGATGACGGAACTTAGGAAATACGCTCGGGCGGCGTTGAAGCATTTGCATCTCTTGACGGAAGAGGAGCAGGCGCTTTTGTTGGATGAGATTTCGTTGATGGAGCAAGAGGAGCTTAAGTTAGAAGCTCAAGGCAGGTTCTTGCCGTTTGTGAAACGGATCTGGCCGGGGTTTATTGAGGGTCATCACCATAAGTTGGTAGCTGAGGCGTTTGAAGAGGTGGTCTTTGGAGATTGTAAAAGGCTGATTATTAATATGCCGCCAAGGCATACGAAGAGTGAGTTTGCGTCTTTTGCTTTGCCTGCTTGGTTCTTGGGGAATTTTCCTGATAGGAAAGTGATACAGACATCCCATACGGCAGAACTGGCGGTCGGATTTGGTAGGAAGGTTAGGAATCTGGTTAATTCGGATGAGTATAAAAAGGTGTTTGAGGAAGTAAAGCTTCAGCAGGACTCCAAGGCTGCGGGCAGATGGTCTACAAATAAAGCGGGTGAGTATTTTGCTATTGGTGTGGGTGGTGCAGTAACAGGTAAGGGTGCCGACTTATTGATTATTGATGATCCGCATTCGGAACAGGAAGCTAAGTTGGCCATGCACAAGCCCGAGGTGTTTGATTCGGTGTATGAATGGTATACGTCGGGGCCGAGACAGCGATTGCAGCCTGGGGGAAGAATTATTATTGTGATGACACGCTGGTCATTAAGGGATTTGACGGGTCATGTGTTGAAGTCTAGTAGTACAAGGAGTGGTGATGAGTGGAAGGTGATTGAGTTACCAGCCATCATGCCTTCGGGGAGGCCTTTGTGGCCTGGGTTTTGGAAGTTAGAGGAATTACTTGCATTGAAGGAGGAGTTGCCGGTTAGTAAGTGGCAGGCTCAGTATCAACAACAGCCAACGGCCGAAGAAGGTGCGATTGTTAAGCGTGAGTGGTGGCAGCGGTGGGAGTTAGACAGACCGCCTGCATGTGATTTTGTGATTCAAAGCTGGGATACGGCGTTTTTGAAGAGTCAAAGAGCGGATTATTCGGCGTGTACGACATGGGGTGTGTGGACAACCGAAGAAGGTGTGACGAATATTATTCTGTTAGATGCTTTCAAAGAGCGATATGAGTTCCCAGAGTTAAAACAGAAGGCTTATGAGACGTATATGGAGTGGCAACCTGATGTGTTTTTGGTCGAAGCCAAGGCTGCGGGGAGTCCTTTGATCTTTGAATTGCGAAGAATGGGTATCCCTGTGAGCGAATTTACGCCTACTAAGGGTAATGACAAGATTGTCAGGCTGAACGCAGTGTCAGATTTGTTTGCATCTGGAAGAATTTGGGTTCCTGAACGCAAGTTTGCAGATGAATTGATTGAAGAAGTTGCTGCATTTCCTGCTGGAGAGCATGATGACCTTGTGGATAGTATGACGCAGGCGTTATTGCGGTTCCGCACGGGCGGGTTTTTAAGCTTGCAATCCGATGACGAGGATCGTGAACCCGTTTACCATCGCAGGGTAGCTTATTACTAGGACTAATCATGGCAATTGAACCCGCACTCTACCGCGCACCGCTTGGTCTTGATGCTATTCAAGAAGAGGCAACGGATATTGAAGTTGAAATTGAAAATCCTGATGCTGTGAATATCAGTATGGACGGTGTAGAGATTACGTTTGAGCCAGAACGTGAGCAGCCCGAGGATCATGATGCTAATTTGGCTGAGTACATGGATGACCGAGAGCTTGCATCCATTGCTAGTGATTTGATTGATGATTTTGAAACGGATCAATCGTCCCGAAAAGAATGGGTTGACACCTATGTCGATGGCTTAAAGCTCTTAGGTCTTAAGTATGAAGACCGCACGGAGCCGTGGCCTGGAGCATGTGGCGTGTTTTACCCAATATTGTCTGAAGCTGCGGTGAGATTTCAGGCTGAATCTATTATGGAGACGTTTCCCGCGTCCGGTCCAGTAAAGACACAGATTGTTGGGAAGTTAACCAAGGATAAAGAACAAGCAGCCGAGCGTGTCAAAGATGATATGAACTGGCGGCTGACAGAACAGATGCCTGAATACAGACCGGAGCATGAAAAGATGTTGTGGTCGCTAGCATTAGCAGGGTCAGCATTTAAGAAGGTCTACTACGATCCTTCGCTAGGCCGACAGGTATCCATGTTTGTCCCGGCGGAAGATATTGTGGTGCCGTTTGGTGCAAGTGACTTGCGATCTTCTCCGCGTATTACGCAGATCATGCGTAAGACAAAGAATGAAGTAAGAAAACTCCAACATGCAGGGCTTTGGTTAGATGTTGAGCTAGGAGAACCAACAGCAGCACTTGATGACATTGAAAAACGTAAGGCAGAAGAGCAAGGCATGTCTGCCACGATGGATGATCGCTACCGCATTCTTGAAATGTGTGTGGATATTGATCTGCCGGGATTTGAAGATTCAGATAAAGAAGGCCCGACCGGGATTGCACTGCCTTATGTAGTGACTATTGATAAGGGCACGAACAAAATTCTTGCAATACGCAGGAACTGGTACGCCGATGATCCGCTGAAATTAAAGCGGATGCACTACACCCACTATATTTATATACCGGGATTTGGGTTTTACGGGTTTGGCCTGATTCATTTGGTGGGTGCGTTTGCCAAATCGGGTACATCACTGATTAGACAGTTAGTAGATGCGGGCACGTTATCCAATCTGCCGGGAGGATTGAAATCTCGCGGCCTGCGGGTAAAAGGTGATGACACACCGATCAGTCCGGGTGAATTTAGAGATGTGGATGTTCCCTCGGGTTCGATCAGAGACAATATTCTGCCGCTTCCTTATAAAGAACCGAGTCAGGTGCTTTATCAATTGCTGCAAACCATTGTGGCCGAAGGAAGAAGATTTGCTGCCACAGCTGATATGCAGATTTCCGATCTGTCTGCGAATACACCGGTAGGGACAACGCTTGCCGTATTAGAAAGAACTTTGAAAGTGATGTCTGCTGTGCAGGCAAGGCTTCATTATTCGATGCGCCAGGAGTTTAAATTACTGGCAGCAATCATTAGGGACTACACACCTGAAGAATATTCCTACGATGTTGATTCCCCGATGGGTCGGCAGGTCAAACAGTCAGACTATGACCATGTGGATGTCATCCCTGTATCAGATCCTAATGCAACAACACTAGCCCAACGAGTAACGCAGTATCAAGCGGTGCTTCAGCTGGCCGCACAAGCCCCGCAGATCTACGATATGCCGGAGCTTCACAAACGAATGCTTGGTGTATTAGGTATTAAGGATATTGATAAGTTGATTCCTGGTTCTAAGGATCAAACCCCAAGAGATCCGGTGTCGGAGAACATGTGCATTCTTAATATGCAGCCCGTCAAAGCCTTTTTGTATCAAGACCATGAGGCGCATTTAGTAGTGCATATGGCAGCAATACAAGATCCCATGATGAGGCAGATGGTTCAGCAAAATCCTATGGGTGGACAAATGATGGCTGCTGCAATGGCCCACGTTAATGAACACCTTGGATTCTTATATAGAAAACAACTTGAAGAGCAATTAGGCATTCCGCTGCCACCGCCGGATCAACCGTTGCCTGAAGACTTTGAAGTGGAATTATCAAGGTTGGTTGCTAAGGGGGCACAGCAACTGCTTCAAGTGCATCAAAGTCAGGCGGCGCAACAACAAGCCCAGCAGGCTCAACAAGATCCGGTGGTTCAAATGCAGCAGGCAGAGCTGGCAATTAAGCAAGCCCGCGAGCAGCGCGAGGCCATGAAAGATCAGGCGGACATTCAACTTAAAGCACAGGCCCAGCAAGACAAAGTACGTCTTGAAGAACAAAGGATTGCTAGCTTGAATACCATTGCAGAACAAAACCTAGCGGCCAAGATGATTGATAAAGCCGTTGACATTCGCCGGGGCCAGTAATGGATTACTACGAAGCGTTGGACTTAGAACTGAGAAAGCATATTAGTTATTTAGAAGGACAACTCTCGCAAGGGAGCATGAAGTCATTTGATGACTACAAATTCGTCTGCGGCCAGATTCAAGGTCTGATGGTCGCAAGGCGCACTAACGAAGACCTTGCAAATAGAGCGAAGGAAAGAGATGACGGATTTATCTGAATTAGAGACGCCGCAAGCTACGCAACTTCCAAAGCCAACCGGCTATAGGATGTTATGCGCTTTACCAGAGGTAGAGGACAAATTTGCCAACGGTATTTTGAAGCCTGATGCACTGGCTAAATTGGAAGAGTTCAGCACGGTTGTGTTGTTTGTACTTAAACAAGGCCCAGATTGCTACAAAGATCCGGCTAAGTTTCCCACGGGGCCGTGGTGTCACGAAGGTGACTTTATTTTAGTCCGCGCTTATTCAGGCACGCGATTCAAAATTCATGGGAGAGAGTTTCGTTTGATTAATGATGACACCGTAGAAGGTGTTGTGGAAGACCCACGCGGATATACCCGCGCATAAAGGAGCCGTTATGGCAGCAGAGCAAGAAGGAAGAATCGAAGTAGAAGTAGAAGGCGAGGGGCCGTCAGAGGTTGAAATTGTCGATGATCGTCCTGAAGCGGATAAAAACGCTACGCCATTAAAAGCTGATCCGTCAGAGATACCAGAAGACGAGATTAAGCAGTATTCAGAAAATGTAAAGAAACGCATACAACATCTGAAACACGGCTACCACGATGAGCGCCGAGCAAAAGAAGAGGCATTCCGTGAGCGTGAAGCAGCGATTGCTTATGCCAAACAAATTGCTGAAGAAAACTCAAAGCTAAAAGAGAAGCTTTCAACCGGTGAAACCACGCTTATCAAAACGATGCAGCTGGCCACGGAAAAGGAGTTAGCTGAAGCAGAGAGATCGTTCAAGGAGGCATTGGATAGTCAAGATAGCGACCGAATACTTAATGCACAAAAAATATTAAATTACGCTATGTTGAAGGCTGACAGGGTAAAAAGCTTCAAGCCACAAACGCCCGCGCAACAACAACAGTTGCCCCAAGAACAAACACCTGCCTATAATTCACCACAAGATACTTATGTAGACCGCAAAGCTGATGATTGGAAGCGCCAGAATCCCTGGTTTGGACAATCCGGTCAGCCTGGGGTTGACGATGAGATGACATTTTTCGCTATGGGCCTGCATCGCAAGCTTACTCGGGAACGTGGCGAACAATATGCTCTCACTGATGAGTATTACGAGAAAATAAATTCTCGCATAAGGGAAAAATTTCCCGAATATTTTGGCACTCAGGACGAGCCAAAAGAAGAGTACAGACGTCCTGCTACGGTGGTTGCCCCGGCATCGCGCAGCTCGCCACCTAAAAAACTGAAGCTGACAGCCTCGGAGGCTAACGCCGCCCGAAGGATTGGAGTGCCGCTTGAAACCTATGCCAGAGAACTGGCAAAACTCCGTATGGAAGGAAAGCTATGAGCCGCGAATCCCGTGAAGTACAGAACCGTGAACAAACGGAGCGTCCTAAACAGTGGAAGCCGCCCAGCTCATTGCCTGATCCTCTCCCGCGAGATGGCTGGAAGCACCGCTGGGTCAGAACGTCCATCCTTGGGCAGACAGACGCCAGAAATGTGGCAACCCGTCACCAAGATGGATTTGAACCATGCAAATGGGAAGACTATCCAGAAGTAGCCCGAGCCCTGCTCGCAACCGGACCTCAAACCGGAAACATTGAGATTGGTGGATTAATGCTGTGCCGCGCCCCTGTAGAGATGGTCGAGCAACGTAATGGTTATTACATGCAGCAAGCTCGTGATTGGATGCAGAGTGTGGACAGTAATTTCATGCGCGAAAACGACCCAAGGATGCCGCTTTTCAATGACAAACGGTCCGAGGTCCGATTCGGTAAGAGATAAACCTCATTTGGAGTAACTTAAATGGCTTACCCGACTATTTCAGGCCCATATGGCCTGCGTCCGGTCAATTTGATCGGCGGTCAGGTCTTTGCTGGAGCAACTCGTCAACGTCGTATCGCATCCGGTGCTGCAAGCATCGGTTTTGGTGACCCCGTTATTTTTGTT